ACCAAGAAATCAGAGACATCCTCGTCCTCAAAAACAACAAAGGAACCGAAGACAACAGAGTCAGAAAACTCGACTACTCCATCCAGTTAAGTAAAATATTTTACGAGAGATTTATTAATAATGAAGAGATCACATTATTTTCTCCTCATGATGTGCCAGGGTTATATGATAGTTTTGGTACAGATACTTTTGACGAATTATATGTAAAGTATGAGAAGGATGAATCAGTCTCTAAGGAAACGATAGGTGCTCAAGAATTAATATTAGATTTATTAAAGGAAAGGGCAGAGACTGGTCGTATTTACATCATGAATATTGATCATTGTAATGAGCATTCCTCTTTTAAAGATAAGGTGTATATGAGTAATCTTTGTCAGGAGATTACACTTCCAACATATCCTATCAGTCATATTGATGATCACTTGGGTGAGATATCTCTTTGTATTCTATCTGCAGTTAATGTTGGAAAAATTAGATCTGATGAAGAATTAGAAGATCTTTGTGAACTTGCTGTTCGTTCATTGGAAGAGTTGATAGACTATCAAGATTATCCTGTAAAGGCAGCAGAGATTGCTACAAAGGCACGTAGGTCTCTTGGTGTAGGTTATATTGGTTTGGCACACTATCTTGCTAAATTAGGATTTAACTATGATTCACAAGAGGCATGGGATGCTATTCATAGTCTATCAGAATCTTTTCAGTATTTTCTTCTTAAAGCATCTAATAAACTTGCAGAAGAAAAAGGATGGTGTGAAAACTTTGGACGTACTAAGTATGCTGATGGGATCCTACCAATTGATACATATAAGTGTGACGTAGACGACATTAGTAAATTAGAGTATCAGCATGACTGGGAATCTCTTAGGGCATCTATCACCACCCACGGTCTTAGGCACTCAACACTGTCCGCACAAATGCCTTCGGAGAGCAGTTCCGTTGTGTCAAATGCAACAAACGGAATCGAACCACCTAGAGACTACTTGTCCATTAAAAAATCAAAGAAGGGACCTCTTAAGCAGGTTGTTCCCTCCTACGGATCTTTAAAGAATAATTATACTTTATTATGGGATATGCCTAATAATGATGGATATATTAAGATAGTCGCTGTTATGCAGAAGTTCTTTGATCAAGCAATTTCTGGTAACTGGTCTTATAATCCAGAGAACTATCCTGGTAATGAGGTCCCAGTTTCAATAATGGCGAATGATCTTTTAACTACGTATAAGTATGGTTGGAAGACTTCGTACTATCAGAACACTCATGATATGAAAACTGATGGGGTTGATGAACCTGCACATCCTGTGGGGTGGCATGATAATGTAGAAGAAAGAAATGAGGATAAATTAAAAGATTTAATTCAAAGTTGTAATATGGATGGTGAATGTGAATCCTGTGCAATCTAACATTGACGGTATAACCGTATTTAATACTCAAGAGGTTGATACTAAGAAGCAACCTATGTTCTTTGGAAAACCTTTGGGTATCCAAAGATATGATAACTCTAAGTATCCTGTATTTGAGAGACTTACTATTCAACAGTTAGGATATTTTTGGAGACCTGAGGAAATATCTCTTCAGAAAGATCGTGGTGATTATCAAACACTTCGACCAGAACAAAAACATATCTATACATCTAACCTAAAGTATCAGATTATGTTGGATTCTGTTCAGGGTCGTGCTCCTGGTATGGCTTTTATTCCGTACTGTTCGCTTCCAGAATTAGAGTCTTGTATGGAAGTATGGGGATTTATGGAGATGATCCATAGTAGATCCTATACTTATATTATTAAGAATATCTATTCAAATCCTGCTGATGTATTTGATACCATCATCAGAGATGAACGTATTCTAGAACGTGCTAAGAGTGTTACTAGTTCATATGATGAGTTTATTAATGATGCACATGCCTGGGATACTGGATGTATGTGGACTGAGAGTGGTAGGGGATCTCCTACATCCAAATGGTGTTTAAAAGATTTGAAGAGAAAACTTTATAGGGCAGTCGCTAATGTTAACATCTTGGAAGGAATTCGTTTTTATGTTAGTTTTGCTTGTAGTTTTGCTTTTGGTGAACTCAAACTTATGGAGGGATCGGCTAAGATTATCTCCCTCATTGCCAGAGACGAGAATCAACATTTGGTCATCACTCAAAGCATATTAAACAACTGGAAGAAAGGTGACGATCCAGATATGGTTGAGATTATGAAAGAGGAAGAGGAGTGGACATATAAACAGTTCGACTTATGTGTAAACGAAGAGAAGAAATGGGCAGATTATTTGTTTAGGGATGGAAGTATGATTGGTTTGAATGATAAATTATTACAGCAGTATGTTGAATGGATTGCTAACAAAAGATTGAAAGCAATCGGTTTAAATCCTGTATATGATATTCCAGCAAGTCATAATCCGTTGCCTTGGACAACGCATTGGCTTTCCTCTAAAGGACTCCAAGTTGCTCCTCAGGAGACAGAAGTTGAGTCCTATGTAGTTGGTGGTATTAAACAGGATGTTAAAGACGATACCTTCTCTGGATTTAAACTTTAATATCCAAATTCGTCTACAACATCAAGTACCTTATTAAGATATTGTTCGGCACCTCGACATTCTTGTTCAGTTAATTCACGTCTTTCACATCGTCCATACAATTCATTCTTAAGCTTATGTGCCCTTGCTTGCATATCTGCTTTGCGTAATTGACCGTTCATAACAGGATCCCTTGCTGCATTAATTATTTATACATATTTTACTAAAAATTATCTATTGTGTCCAATTCTAAATAACTTTATGACTATACGAATTATGGGATGGCGACCACCACAGAGACCTCAATGGTTGAGGGAGTATATGAGAATCCCTGGACCTATCAAGGTGCAACTTTTACTTCTGACGATATTGACGATAAGTTCGGTTTCGTCTACTGTATTACAAATAACACGAACGGAAGACAATACATCGGCCGTAAATATTTCTGGAAGTTTAGAACTCCTAGGGGTAAAAAAAGAAAAGTAAAATCTGAATCTGATTGGAAGAAGTATTATGGGTCGTCTGAGGAACTTAAAGAAGAAATTCTCAAATTGGGTAGACATAACTTTAGCAGAGTTATGCTCAGCTTACATAAAACAGTTGGCAAAACAAACTTCGAAGAAACGAGACAACTCTTTCTTAATGGAGTACTCACTGAATCACTTAGCGACGGAACACCGAAGTACTACAATAGTAACATCCTCTCCCGCTACTTCAGAAAAGACTATTATGAGGTTGGACAAAACGGATGAGGTTGTTGATAAGGTAAGAGATTGGTCTGTTAGTAGGATGGAGAATGTAGAGACAGTAGGAGATAAGATAGCATTGTATGCTGAGTTTGAAGAATGGATTGAGTTGGATGGTGAAGATTCTATAGAAATTATGTCGTTTGGGACTAAAATTGTTGACAAGGATTCTAAGAAGTGATATATTATGTGAGTTGGTTCGACGGAACTAACATGGGAGTGACAGAATAACCTGTGTGGTCAAGCACTGGGTAATGTAAAGTAGGTCAGAGGTGGTGCTCGCTGCAGAGATGCAGAATCGTTTTACCAGACGGGACCGAAAAGTTCAGAGGTACACTAAAACTAGTGAGACCCCTCTGTTGTGAGCATAGTTAAATCTCACCTCCCCACTCAATATTTGCGGGTGTAGTTTAGTGGTAAAATCAGAGGTTTCCAACCTCCAGTCACGTGTTCGATCCACGTCACCCGCTCCATTGGCGTGTAGCTCAATTGGCAGAGCTCGAAGCTGTTAACTTTGTGGTTGCTGGTTCGAGTCCAGCCACGCCAGTTTGCCCTTGTAGATGTAGTGCTGTCTAAATAATTAAAACAGGACTACAACTATGAAGGGCAATTGTATACACTGTGGCAAAGAACATACTTGGGGACGCAATAGTTCTCAGAAGTATTGTTCTAATACTTGCCAAAGAGCATATCAAAGTGCCAATAAAATTAGATTGTGGTTAGAAGAAGGTGGTAAACCTCCTGCTGTTGGGATGCTACGCAGATATCTAATGTCTCTTAAAGAGGGGTGTTGGGAGTGTGGTATAATAGAGTGGAGAGGTAAACCACTTACTTTGGATATAGAACATTGTGATGGTAACGGTCACAATGACTCTATTAATAATCTGAAAATGCTTTGCCCCAATTGTCATTCGCAAACTCCCACTTATAAAAATAAGAATCATGGGAATGGGCGGGTCGAACGTAGAGAAAGAGCAGCAAGGGACTATCACAGAGCACACGCCACAATAGCATAACGATAATGCAACCCACTTGTAATGGGTAGACTGTAGGTTTGAATCCTACTTGTGGCATGTGGGGTAGTAGCTCAGCAGGTTTAGAGCATCGCACTGTCACTGCGAAGGTCGAGGGTTCAAGTCCCTTCTATCCCGTTTTTTGCTAAATATACTATGATTATCAAGCCGTGGGGGACTTACGAAGTTCTCTTAGACGAACCAGACCATAAAGTTAAGAGAATTTTTGTGAAACCGAATGAGAGATTTTCTCTTCAGTACCATAATGAACGTGAAGAGCATTGGACGTTTGTTGAAGGTATTGGTACTATTACACAGCATGGTGTTGAATCAATAATAAGACCTGGAGAGTATGCGTTTATTCCAAGAGGAGGTATACATCGTCTTCAAGCAGGTGAGAAGGGTGTTACTTTTATTGAAGTTCAACGAGGTACGTGTTATGAAGATGATATTGTGAGGTTGGAAGATGATTATGGCCGAATAGAAAAGGATTAGTAAAAATGTTAACCGTAAGATGTAGAGACTGCAATAAAGAGATAAGCAGTGGCTCTGGACAAAGTAAATCGTGTGGGTGTCCTAATATGATGACTGTTAAGGGAGATAGTGTGACTGCTATTGACCTAAACAGAATTGTTATGGTACAATCTACAAAGAAAGAATATAATTCAAATACACTATCTGCTCAAGACCTTGCTTTTCAAGAAGAGAGACGCAAACGTAAAGTGCGGAAGTTGGATTTTGATACAAGGTAATGCCTCAAAACGAATATTATACAAAGACGGAAGTAGATCGTCTCATTACAGAAGCAAAGTATGAGGCGATTGAAGAAGCGCGGGAAATAGATAGACTTTCAATGGCGAAGCACAACTGGGATGCTACTATCATTAGTATGGTATTGGGATTAATTTGTCTTGCTTTGTTTGTGGATGGACTATTAAGGATACTTGGTATCGTTCCGCCATTCATGGATCTAGATGTAAGTATTGTTGATGAGATTGCAGAAAGAGTTACAAATGATGTTGTTCCATATATACAACAATACCTACCAGGAGTATAGTGGAAATAGGAACTATAGATACCTCACCTAGTTCAATAAGGACTTTTACTATTTTGGTATTAGGTTTGGTGTGGTTTTATATTCTATGCCATCCAGCGGAAGATGATGAATAATTATTCTATAATTGGATTTGTAGTTATTTCTTTGTCGCTTCTTGGTGGTGCTCTATGGTTAATGTGGAGTGCTGGTACAGATATTGATAATGAACCCATAAAGAATTATCGTGAAGGTACTTGGACAACGGAAGTAGTGAAAGCAGTTCATCCTGAGATGAGGGATGTTGAACCTGGTACAGAACTAATGGGGGTAA